CCATACAGCAAGAAGAGTTCAGGATACGAGCTGTGCAAGAGGCCAATCAACGCATCCAAGAACAGATTGAAAATCTCAAACGTAGACAACGACTATGGGCGGAAAAACATTCCACTGACGTACAGGAACTGGAAAAAGCACTCGAGGCGCTACAAAATATACAGATCGAAGACGAAATTGCAGCGCATCAAGCACACCGGGCTTGGGATCAAAAAAGAAAAGACTTCAACGATCTATCCGGTCAGATCAGCCGCACCAAACTGGACCGTGATCGAGAAAACAAAACGATAGACAAACTGTCGAAAGAAATTGCAACGCTGGAGAGTCACGAATGCCATACCTGCGGCCAGCCCTTCCACGACAACAAGCACCAATCGGTCGTGACAGCGAAACAGGAGGATCTGGCAACAGCTAGAACAGCAAGCCTGGCACATGCACAGCTCTTGGCAGACCTCGAGCTTGCAGTTGAAACCCTGGGCACGCTGGGGAGACCGCCCAAGATGTTCTATGACAACGAAGCTGACGCGATTCAGCATCGTGCCACAGTGGCCGGTCTCGTACAGCAGATTGATCACAAGCGACAAGAAATCGACCCTTACACTGAACAGATTGAAGAAATGACCCAGGCTGCCTTGCAAGAAGTCTCCTACGACAGCATGAATGAACTCACTCGCTTGCAAGAGCATCAGGAGTTCTTGCTCAAACTGCTGACCAGCAAGGACAGTTTCATACGCAAAAAGATCATAGAACAGAATCTCAGTTACCTGAATGCCAGACTCACACACTATCTGGACAGCATGGGACTGCCGCACACAGTCATATTCCAGAATGACCTCACAGTTTTGATCGAAGAGCTGGGCCGCGAGCTGGACTTTGACAATCTCAGTAGAGGTGAACGCAACCGACTGATTCTCAGCATGAGCTGGGCCTTCCGTGATGTGTTTGAAAGTTTGTACCAGCCAATCAACCTTCTGTTCATAGATGAAATGATCGACAACGGCTTGGACACAGCTGGTGTGGAAGCGGCCCTGGCCTTGCTCAAGCACATGAGTCGCGAGCGCCACAAGAGCATATGGTTGGTCAGTCACCGAGACGAGCTGGCTGGCCGAGTGGAGAATATACTAAAAGTGGTCAAAGAGAATGGCTATACCAGCTATAACACAGACGTGGAGATGGCATGACTGACGTAGTGATTTTAACTATACCTAGAGTGGCACCAGTGCGTCCAGCAGCAGCACCAGCAATCATCAAAGGTATTTTAAATCGCTTGAATGTTACAAGTCGTATTTTAGATATCAATATCGATTACTTTACAGATTTCAAAAAAAACACAGATGCAGGACTGTTTAACGAAATTGACGAGTTTTTATTTGTCAAAAATAAAAAAATTGGTCAAGTTGCACAAAAAACGTTAGATCTATTTGTTCAACAATGGATTGATCAGATACTGTTGGAGAAACCAAAAAAATTATTTATCAGTGTGTTCAGCTGGCAAGCACAAAGATTTTGTGTGGAGTTTTTAACTCGATTAAGAAAACTATCTACGGTAGAAGTGATTGTGGGGGGACAAGGACTGATACGAGAAGAAAACGGAAGCTATAGTCAACGTCCTGAATTTGCACACTTTTTAAAAGATCAACAGTTGATCGATCATTGGATCCGTGGTGAGGCCGAAACAACCATTCCGTTTATTATGGCCGGTGATTATTCTGTGGCTGGTATTGACACCGATTTCTTAGCAGAATACAGCAACATAAAAGAACATGCTCCAATGGATTTTAGCGACTTTGACATTACCAAATACCAAAGTGGTTATACTACCGGAGTACTGCCGATGGAAACTAGTCGAGGTTGTGTAAGAAATTGTGTATTTTGTGACATTCCTACCATGCAGGGAGGCTATAGATTCAAACGCGGTAAACAGTTGGCTGACGAGATGATACATTACTACGAACACTATCAAGTGCGCGATTACTTTTTTCATGACGCATTGTGCAACGGAAGTGTGAAAGATTTCAGAGAATTCAATCAAACCTTAGTGGATTACTACAAAAAAAATAATTTGCCAAACAGATATTTCAAATACAGTAGTCATGCTATTGTGCAACCTTACAGTAATTTTAAATCAGCTGATTTTGAAATCATGGCACAAGGTGGTGCAGATACCATGGTTATCGGAATAGAAACCGGTAGTGATCGTGTAAGAAAACACATGCGCAAGGGCTTTACCGGTGCTGACTTAGATTATAACATGGAAGAATACAGCAAGAACAAAATACAAGTGTATTTTCTTATCATTGTGGGCTTTCCCACCGAGACTAGAGAAGACTTTGACCAGACTCTAGAAATGCTGACTCGTTATCAAAGATATGTGGCCGACGGCACAGTGATCGGTGTGAATTTAGGAACCACCTTGACCATTGAAGAAGGAACCGAAATGTACGATTATCCAGAGCGCCTAAACTTGATCGGCGTCAACGGCAATCGCCCCCAGGGTGCCGACTGGAAATGCTTGGATAATCCAGAATTAACCTACAAAGAACGCATCATGCGACGACTTGAAGCCCAAGAACATGCAGTAAATCTAGGTTATACCTTTTGGAAGGGCGACGATCAAATCAAAATTATGATGGACAAGTACCAGGAAAGAATTGCACGACTAGCTGGAGTGATACATTGAAATTAGATATTTCTTTAAGCGTCGAACGAGGATTAGGAGATCCACTGGTAAAAATAATTGTAGACGATTATTTGACCTTGGCCGACGGTCCTGCACAGGACCAATACAGTTTTGAACTCAACATACCAGACGAATTGCATTCATTAAAAATTACACACTACGGCAAAACCATCGACGATGCTAGCAACAGCAATATTGACAAACATGTAGAAATAACGGCAATCAGTATGGATCAAATTTCACTTGAGAGAGAATTGTGGGATGGTAAATTTTTTCCAATTTATCTACACAAAACCGACAGCGATCCTTACTACATCAGTCCCAATCTGTATCTAGGGCACAACGGCACTTGGGTCTTGGAGTTTACCACCCCGGCGCCACTGTGGTTAATTTCTTTACGCAAGCCTGGGCCAAAATTAGATAATACTATTTTTAAAACCAACAAACAGACATTGGATCATGCTAAAGATTTTTTTAAAGGGTTGCCCGATGTTTAATGTAACAGACATACAGGAATATCAACTGGAAATTACCAGTTACTGTAATGCCGCATGCCCGCAATGTCCTCGCAATGAAAATGGTCGCGGTATCAACAAAAGAATGCCGCTGTGCCATCTCGATCGTACTGTAATAGATCAAACTTTTATCGCTGGAATATGCAAAGGTCTGAATCAGATTTTTTTCTGTGGTAGCTACGGCGATCCTATTATGCATCCAAATTTTTTGGATATCTTGCGTGATTTTCGTAAAAAGAATCCCACACTGTGGTTGTATTTTCATACTAACGGTGGTGTGCATGAACCAGAGTACTGGGCAGAAATTGCCAGGATCATGGCCGGTTATGGACAAATAGATTTTGGTATCGATGGCCTGGAAGATACTTTACATTTGTATAGGAAAAATGTAAACTATAACAAAGTGATCAAAAATGCCAAGTCTTTTATTGACGCAGGGGGTCGTGCTCAATGGAATTTTATTGTGTTTCAACACAACGAGCATCAGGTAGAAAAGGCCAAACAGCTGGGCAAGGATTTGGGTTTTTTTAATGTGTTGATTAGAAAAACTGGAAGATTTTTTAATCACAGGACTGTTGAAGAAATGACAGCATGGCCTGTCAGGGACGAGTATGTTATAGAACCGCCTGTTAATCCCGAGTACCGCAATCAGAGCATGCTGTTTTTACCAGAATTAAAACGACAGTACAGCAATATTAAAGACTATTTTGATACCACAGAAATCAAATGCGATGCCATGATTGGCCCCAAGGTTGTTGTCAATGCAGAAGGATTGGTATTGCCCTGTAACTTTTTTAATCATAATCTGTACGATCGTAGATTTTACGAGGCAGGTGTGTTGCCCGAGTCCAACCAGTTGAGCACAGTTGATGGCAAAAATCAAGTTAGGTCGTTTTTGGAAAGTTACGATTTAGACAGTTTCAATATTAATCTGCACAGTTTAGAAGAAATTTTTAGTAATTCTATGTGGGCAGATCTAGTAAAGTCGTGGAACAAAACACTGGCCAACGGTCGTTTGTTTGAGTGTGCCATGACCTGTGGTTCTAAAATTACCAAAGTATGGGATCAAGGAGGAAGTAAACGATGAAATACATGATTACTGGCGGTAGCAAGGGCCTAGGACTTGCCATGATTGACCGTTTTGGCGGCGACAGTTACTGCCGAGGCAACGGCTTTGACATCACAAAAGATACAGAAAAGTTGGCCAAGATCAGTTTAGACTATGACGTGTTTGTTAACAACGCATTTGACGGACCATTTCAAGAGCCCTGGGCCAATTTTGCACAGGTTCAGTTGTTGTATGCAGTTGGAGATCTGTGGGCCAAAGAAAACAAGTCAGGATATATTGTCAACATAGGCAGTGTCGGCAGTGAAACAGTGTCGGCGCCGATTCCAAGTTTTGAAACCTATCGTGTGAGCAAGGCAGCCTTGAAAGAACACAGTCGCCAGTGGACACGAGCATTCAAAGACAACAAGGTACCGTTCAAAACCAGTCTACTCACCCTCGATCGGCTGGATACTGATTTGACTCGCAACAGATCCAGCTGGACTGGGAACGGAATTGACACAGCAGATATCTGTTCGTACATTGAGCTAATTACTAATGCTCAACCAAACACATGCATTGAAGAAATTATAGGGTGGGTGAATTTTGATCATAAACAATAGTCCATGTCATGGTTATACGAAAACACCCAGATCAACCAACTGCCCGAAGACTGTGTGGGCTTTGTGTACCTGATCACAAACACCACAACCGGACGTCGATACATCGGCAAAAAACTAGCAAAATTCAGCAAGACCACGTACAAGGTAGTCAAACTCAAAAACGGCAACAAGAAACGAAAACGCATCCGCAGCAAGATAGACTCAGACTGGCAACAATACTACGGCAGCAACGATCAACTGAACCAAGACCTACTGGCGCTGGGCGCCGACAACTTCACTAGACAGATACTATTTTACTGTAAAAGCAAGGCCGAATGCAACTATATTGAAGCCCGCGAACAGTTCCGTCATCAAGTACTGGAATCAGACGCTTGGTACAACGGGCAGATAGTGTGCCGCATACACGGCAGTCATATAAAAAACAAACTTTCTACAGGCAACTAAACCGACTGTGTTTGATCGAGGTAGCTCGATCCCCGTTGAGGGCCGACAGTATCGGCTCGGATAGAATGGACCTAGGTTCGCTCGGGTGTCAAAGGCAATTGCTAACTTAAGGCAACAAAGGATTTGAGCTCTGTGAAAAAGACACAA